TACCTTGCTGGTATCTCACAATGGACACTCTTGATGGGTGCAACTGACTCAACAGGTCGTCCAATCTACAACGCTATCGCTCCTATGAACGCTGGCGGAAACGTTGATCCAACTGCAATCAAGGGTAACGTTCTCGGCCTTGATCTCTATGTTGATTACCAGGCAGTAGCTACAACAATCGATGACTCAGCTTTCATCATCGTTCCAGATGCAGTTACATGGTACGAATCTCCAACATCTTACTTCTCTGTAAATAACGTTGGAAACATGCAGGTTCAGACTGCAATCTACGGTTACGGTTCACTTGTCGTTAAGAACGCCAAGGGTATCCGCCGCTTTAACGTAGCCTAATCTGAAATAAGTCGGAGGCCCCCGCTTAGTAGCCCTTGGCGGGGGTTCTCCCCAAGAAAGGACTGAAATGACCGCGTATGTCACCGTCGCTGAACTCAGAAGTAATTTGGGTATTGGCAGCCTTTATGATGACGCCACGGTTCAAGAAGTCATCACAGCAGCAACAGATTTAATCAACAAACAGTTATGGTTTAACAAATATCCCGTGACTGGAGCTGGTATCTATGCCAACAATGCTTATCTTGCAATCAGCACTTCTGGCTCGTTTGTCACCGGACAATCTATTACGGTTGCTGGATGTGGAGCTACCTATAATGGTAATTACACCATCACAGCTACATATCCTTGGTCCACAGGATCAGGAGCTTTCCCTTACTTCACCTTTTATCCTTTTAATGGACTTAACTTCCCAAAAGGTTATTCTTTGGTTCAGTACGCCAAAACCCATGCTGATGATCCTTACCATCTAATCGCCCCATACGGCTCTGTTACCGGAGAAGCCTTTGGCGATTCATCAGATTACGGCGCAGTCGCAGCAGTTCGCGAAGCAGCCATGATGTTGTCCGTAGATATTTGGCAGGCACGCCAGACCAACAATGCCGGCGGCATCTCACCAGACTTTTCACCATCCCCATATCGCATGGGAGCATCACTTACCACACGCGTCTCAGGATTACTTGCGCCTTACAAGAACCCTCGAGGAATGCTCGGATGACAGTCGCCGTCACGACTCTCCGTAGCACAGTAGCGGCGGTTCTTAGTAACCCAAGCGCGTGGCAGGTATTTGACCATATCCCTGCCACGCTCTTGCCTAATTCAGTTTACGTTTCATGGGACGACCCCATGTTGGAGCCATCTAATAATGACTTTAACACCGTGGGCCCCTCAGCAAATTTCAAGATAACAATGGTGGTTCCACTATTTGACAATCTTGGAAACCTTAATGGAATTGAGGACATGCTTGTTGGTGTCTTTAATAAGTTCGCCAATGACAATACCTTACATATTAAAATTGGCAACGTGTCCACCCCATCCGTACTCAGCGCGGGAGCAGCAGAAATGCTGGTGTCAGAAATGAACATCTCGCTAATAACCAGTTGGAGCTAAATATGAGCGACCTTTCTCCAGAAGACCTCGCCTTTCTCGTGAAGGTCGGTCAGATCGTAGAAACCCCAAAGACCACACCCAAGAAAGACGAGGAATAATAAATGTCAGTATTTCTAAATAACCAAGTCGGGGTTAAAATCAACACCGTTGATCTCTCTGACCACGTTAAGAGCATTACCCTTAACCGCCAATTCGACGAGCTAGAAGTAACCGCCATGGGCGATTTCTCTCACCGCTTTGTCAAGGGCCTTGAGTCATCAACCCTTACACTCTCATTCCTAAACGACACAGCAGCAGCTTCAGTCCTCGCTACCCTTCAGGCAGCATGGGGAACTTCAGTTGCGTTCACCCTACTCCAGACAAAGGGAACCGCTGTATCCGCTACAAACCCTCTTTATACAGGTACAATTCTTGTTAACAAGACAACAGATCTTAATGGTGCAACTGGTGATATCTCTACTCAAGACATCACATTCACCATTAACTCTGTAGTCACCGTAGCAACAACAGGTAGCTTCTAAGGAGTAAAAAATGGCTTCACTAAAGATTACAAGGGCTACTGGAGAAGAATCGGTTTTCCCGATTACTCCAGTAATCGAGTGGGCGTTTGAGTTGTATGCCAAGAAGGGCTTTGCTAAAGCCTTGATGGAAGACCAAAAGCAGTCAGATATTTACTGGCTCGCTTGGGAGTGCATCCGTCGTTCTGGCGAAACCGTGAAGACGTTTGGGGCAGATTTTCTAGAAACACTCAAGTCAGTTGAGGTTATAGACGACGCCCCAAACGCATAGAGCGAGACTCCGTAACTTACCTAATATCCGCATTAGCGATAAGAACGGGAATCTCGCCTAGAGAATTATTAGATATGGATCCAATCTTTCTGAGAGGAATGATTACGGTCCTCAACGACCAAGAGAAGGAAATTAAAAATGCCCGCAACAGAGGTCGCTGATATAGCAGCTCTGCGTAAGGCATTGACAAAATACGAACCAGCTCTTTATAAGGAAATGAATAAAGAGATTCGGGTCGCCTTAAAGGTCGTACAAAAGTCGGCACGCGATTTAGTTCCGGCTTCCCTTGGGTCGGGACTTCGCAATTTCCAAGGCGATAGCACTACTTCCAAGTCTCGCACTTCTCGTAAGCGTGCTTTTCCTAAATATAATGCAAGTACAGTACGAAAAGGCATACTTATAAGCATTGGCAAATCCAAGCGCAACAATCAAGGATTTGTTGGTTATTATTCTATTCTTAACCGTTCTGCTGCAGGAATGATTGTCGAACTTGCCGGAGTAACTAACCCTGGTGGATCCCCACAATCTCAAAGCAATAACCCTAATGCCGGTGCACACTTTATTAACGTGCTTAATCACAATGTCGGAAACTTTGGAAAGTACGGCAAAGGTCAACGCAGTAAAGGTCGCATAATTTACAAAGCAGCAGAAATGGATCAAGGCAAAACTCGAGATGCCATTATCAGAGCTCTTGCTAAGGCACGCCAGACTCTAGTCCTTGGATATGGAAAGGCAGCATAATGGCTACCACTCAAGAAAATGTCCGGATTAACTTTGTTACCGCATACGACGGTAAAGGTCTTAATAATGCCAAAGCGCAATTAAGCGGTTTTGATAAATTAGCCGCTAAAGCAGGCAAAGCCCTTGTGGGTCTATTTGCCGTTCAAAAGGTAGAACAATTTGCCAAAGCCAGCCTTAAGGCCTTTACAGACGACCAAGCAGCTGCCTTAGCCCTTACTAAGACATTAACTAACTTAGGGCTTGGGTTTGAAAGTACTCGCGTAGCCGATTTCATTCAGAAATTGGAAAAAACTACTGGCGTTCTTGACGAACAATTACGTCCAGCCTTTGCCAATATTGTTCGAGCAACCGGTGATGTTGCTAAATCACAAGAATTACTTAATCTTGCTTTAGATATTTCAGCGGGAACTGGCCGAGATTTATCTTCAGTTTCTTTGGCATTATCAAAGGGTTACCTAGGACAAACAACTGCCCTTGGACGATTGGGTGCTGGCTTATCTAAAGCTGAATTAGCCAGCGGTAATTTTGCCACCATCCAAGCCAAGTTGACCAAACTCTTTGCCGGTCAAGCGGCTACTGCAGCCGATTCCTATAAAGGAAAAATTGCAAAATTAAACGTCGCTTTTGACAATATGAAGGAAACCGTTGGTAAGGGAATGATTGATGCCCTAACCACTTTAAGCAATACCGGTGGTTCTTTAGATCTTGCGACTACGGGCATGAAGAACTTTGGCGATGAAATTGCTTATGTGCTCACAGAACTTTCTAAGTTAATTGTCAAAATTGAAAAATTGCCGGGCGTTGGTCAGACACTTAAAGATTTCTTATCTAAGCCAATTACGCTCATTCCCGTCCTTGGCGATTACATCCAATTAGGGCTTGAGAATAAGCAAAGAAAAGACGCGGAAGCCGCTGCGCAAGACCAAATTAAATTTGGTAACTATATTGCCAATAATCAAAAAATCATTAACAAGTTACGCGATGCTGCCGCCGCTAAAATCAAGGCAGATAACGCCGCTCAACTCAAGGCAGAGCGAGATAAAAATGCTTTAGCCAAAGCCTCAGCCGCGCTCAAACTAGCCGAAAAAGTTACGGCTATGGACCAGATTCAGCTCTATGCTGCTATTGCCCAAGCCCAAGGTCAAGATTTAGATCGTCTTAAACTCCAACAAGCCATTCTTGACGGTAACGCTGCTTCAGCTACCGCCCTTGCCAATAAGGTCCTCCAAGCCAATGGTTTGGTCATGGACTTACAAGGCAATATTAAAGTGGACCCTTTTGCCCAATGGCTTATTAGCCTCCAAGCAGCTGCGGATAATCTTAAGAAAATGCAAGATTCTTTATCTAAAATTCAGATTCCTACAACGGCAGCGGCAGCTGCGGCAGGTATGCCAACTTATACTCCATTAACATCAGACGCTATAAGCACCATAGCCGGAAACCCTGCTTATCAATCGGTAGGCGGAAACGCTTTGATTAACGCCATTATCAATCAGCAAGCCACCGAGGTTAAAGTGACTGTAGATCCTGCAGCCATGGCTTATGGAATCACTTTGGCTAATCAGAACCAGTCCAGCAACGGAACTCAAACCACTCTTAGCCGTAATAATCCGGGCTACTTCATCCCACAGAGTTAACCATGGCATATCCATTCTCCGTAATTGTTACCTTTGACTTCTCCGATGGCCCTGTATTTGGCTATCCGTTTACCATTGGCGACCCTAAGAATGGCATCCTTGGCGTTGACGTCCTTGCTGACCAAGCATCACAAATTGTTGATATCTCTAACCAAGTATCCAATATCCAAATTAAGGGCGGCTACAACCTGCTCCAAGACCAGTTTGAGGCAGGCACGGCTAATATCCGTATCCTTGATCCGAATGGTAACTGGAACCCCCAGAATACAGCGTCTCCGTATTTTGGCAGGCTTCTTCCTTTACGCAAGATTCGCGTAGCTGCGCCTTATGGCGGCGTCACCCATTACTTATTCTCTGGCTATGTAACTGCCTATAACTACACCTATCCAAAAGACCAAAACATTGGTTATGTGGACATTGTGGCAGTTGACGGTTTCCGTCTTTTTAACCTAGCCAACGTCACCAGCATTACCGGAGCAACGGCAGGGCAGGATTCTGGAACTCGGGTCAACAAGATACTTGACCAAATCCAATGGCCAAACGGTATGAGAGAGGTTGCAACTGGCGGTACGGAAACTACCCTACAAGCCGACCCCGGAACTTCTAGAACAGCCTTACAAGCCCTTAAAATGGCAGAATTCAGCGAACAGGGTGCGTTCTATATGGATGGGGAAGGCGATGCCGTTTTTAAGTCCCGTGCCTACCTCAATGGCAAGTCTGGTCAAAACCCTACAACCTTT